TTTAAGAATGTCATTCACCATTATCCTGTGACTGTTGGCGAGTACTGCATTGCGTCTAACTATCAGGGAATGGTTTGCACTTTGTACCGAGAGTTTGACAAAACAGTTGCCGAACTCGTCAAGGAGTTTGGTTACAAGAATTGCTCTCATTCTGTCAGGAATCTGTATGACCGAGGCAGTTTGGATCAGTGGATACCGATTATTCATGCAATTGAGCCTCGTGAGGACAGGGATTCTTCAAAGAAGGATGCGAAAAACATGCCTTTTCGCAGTTGTTACTTTGAGGTTGGCGGAGATGACGGAAAATTTCTGCGTGAGGGTGGATACAAACACTTTCCAGTGATGTGTCCGCGCTGGAGCGTTGTCGGTGGCGACATTTACGGCAATTCCCCTGGCATGGAGGCTCTCGGCGACATCAAGCAGTTGCAGCATGAGCAGTTGCGTAAGGCTCAGGTCATTGATTACCAAACAAAGCCACCTCTTCAGGTGCCGAACTCGATGAAGAACCGAGATGTTGAGAGTTTGCCTGGCGGTATCACCTTTGTTGACGGTGGCAGCCAGGGTATTAAGACGGCGTTCGAGGTGAATTTGAATTTACAGCACCTTCTTGGAGACATTCAGGATGTCCGTGAGCGTGTTCGTGGATCTTTTTACGCTGACTTGTTCATGATGTTGGCAAATGCGACTGATACGCGTATGACTGCAACAGAGGTTGCTGAACGACACGAAGAAAAGTTGTTGATGCTTGGTCCCGTGATCGAGCGCCTTCACAACGAATTACTTGACCCACTTATTGATATTACTTTTCAGCACATGATTCAGGCTGGCATTGTTCCGCCAGCGCCGCCAGAGTTGCAGGGCATGGAATTGGAAGTTGAATTTGTTTCGATGTTGGCACAGGCTCAACGGGCGATTGGGACAAATAGCGTTGATCGGTTCGTTGGCAACCTTGGCGCAATTGCCCAAATGAAGCCTGATGTGCTAGACAAGTTTGATTCTGACAGGTGGGCAGACTCATATTCCGACATGTTGGGCGTTGATCCCAATTTGATTGTGGCTGGCAAGCAGGTCGCAATGATTCGAGATGCTCGAAACAAGGCGATGGCTGCGAAAGAGCAGACTGCGATGATGGAACAACAGTCGGCAACTGCAAAGAATTTGGCACAGTCACCAACAGGAAGCGGTCAACAGAACGCGTTAATGGATGTAATGAACCAATTTAGTGGGTATTCAAACCCTTCACCAAGTCAAGTTTAAGGAGTAACAATGGCAATCCCAGCATCATTATCAATTGCGACTACACCAAACAGTTTTGAATATGCGGCTGCAATTGTTCTAAATACCGCATTTCCAGTTTGCCGCGCAATCTATGTCGGAACTGGCGGAACAAGCATGACAGTCACTATGGCAAATGGAGACTCTGTCGTGTTCTCAAATCCTGCAAGTGGATCAATTATCCCTATTCGCGCTACAAATGTAACCGCTCTTACCGTTGTCGCAAATCTTGTCGCTCTCTATTAAAAATAAAGGAACAATCCAATGGGACTAAAACAAAAAAATAACACTCCATTTCTTTACGACGAAAACAACAACCTTGTTGGCGTAAAAAATGAAAATGGTACAGATCAACGATTATTTTCAAAGATCTACAATTCTGGAACTTCTGTAAGTGCAGTATCCGCTGCCGCTACATTTGTAACGCTTACGGCTGCCGCTGGCGCAAGTTCCACGCTTACCCGTATTAGTAGCGCTGGAATCCATAGTCTTACATCAGCATCTGATGGTCTTGGTGTTTATGTGACTTGGGATGGAACTGGAAGCGGAGTCAACGGCATTTATGCAATGACTTATGTAAGCACAACTGCAATTGACATTGCATCTAAGTTTCTTGCAAATGTTGTCACGATTGGCGTTCAATCTCCTGGTGTGTTTACATGTGCAAATCACGGTTTCTCATTGAATGATGGAATTCGTTTGACAACGACTGGAACTCTTCCTACTGGTCTTGCTACTGGAACAACTTATTATGTAAACAATGTGTTGAATACAAGCACATTTACGGTTTCTGCAACTGTTGGTGGCGCAGGAGTCAATGTCACGGCAGCAGGATCTGGTGCCCATACAGCGACAAGTTATTACGGCGTTCCAACCGTGGGACTTATTACAACAAATATTCCCGTTGCGTCTTTTACAGTTGGAGCAGGAGAAATTACAAGGACTGGTTACATGAACCTTTCTATGATTTTTACTCTTGTGTCAAATGCAAACAACAAAGCGATTACTGTGCAGTATGGTGGTGTTGATTGGGTCAATACAGGAACACTTACAGCATCAATGTTGTCTGCATATATCAGCAAAATTGCATATGCGCGTACGCCGACAACGCTTGTTAGTCCGCCAGTTACATCTCTTGGTCACGGCGTATTAAATGCGGCAAATGTTGTTATTACAAAGGATTATTCGGCTGCACAGACGCTCATCATTTATGTCAAGTCTGGAACAGTCAATGAAGCAATTACCCTTGAGGGGTATGTGCTTGAGGTGAACTAAGCGGTACCCGTGCTTTACAGACAATGATTAGATTTTAAAAGTGAGTAACTACGATCCGCTAGACATTCGAGGTCAAGAGCAAACGAAGGAAAATAAAGACCTTCGAGAAAAACTAAATAGGCAGAATGAAGAATCAGATCTGAAATGGCTGATGAGTAACAAGAAAGGTCGAAGGATCGTATGGAGGATGTTGGATCAGGCAGGAGTTTTTAGGCTTAGTTTCAGTCAGAATTCAATGCAGATGGCATTTAACGAAGGAAACAGAAACAGCGGACTAAGAACGATTTCGATGATTCACCAGACTTGCTCAGATTTGTATCAGGTAATGCTAAAGGAACAAAATGACACAAACAGAATCATTGATGACAACACCAGCACCAACCAATAACGCTGCTGTTGCATCGACTGAATCTCCAACAGGAGATGTATCAAATGCGGTTGTGACTCAAAACCAGCCAGTTGCAGATGCAACTGAGACTGGCAATACAGAGGGCGACAGTAAGGATGCTCCAAAGACCGAAGCGGTTGGCGCACCAGAAAAGTATGAATTCAAAGCCCCAGAAGGCAAGAATTTTGACAACGAAGTCATTTCGACATATTCGCAAGTCGCCCGTGAATTGAACTTGAGTCAGGATTCCGCGCAGAAGATGTTAGACACACTTGGTCCAAAACTCGCTGAAAGGCAGATGGCTCAGATCGATTCCATTCGACAAGGATGGGTTGATTCGTCACGAATTGATAAGGAATTCGGCGGAGAGTCGCTCGACAAAAACATGTCGGTTGCTAAGAAGGCGTTGGACACATTTGGGACACCTGAACTGCGAACGGTATTAAATCAATCTGGTCTAGGGAATCATCCTGAAGTTATCAGGTTTTTCTTTCGAGCAGGAAAATCAATTAGTGAAGATGGTTATGTCGGTCCGTCAAGTGGCTCAGGTTCAAAGGGACAACCACAAGACTTTGCATCACAAGCATCAATGCTTTATTCAAATCAAAAATCTTAATTTTAAGGAAACTTTTTCATGGCAACACTTACAACAACAAATTTAACTCTCGCTGACTGGGCGAAACGAATTGATCCAAACGGATCTGTTCCAGTTGTGGCTGAACTCCTCTCGCAAACAAATGAAATTCTTCAGGACGCAGTTTTTAAGGAAGGCAATTTGCCGACTGGCGAACGCGTTGTAATCCGAACAGGATTGCCAACCGTGTACTGGAGAGCATTGAATCAAGGTATTCCAAGTAGCAAGTCAACGACTGCACAAGTTGACGAAGCATGTGGAATGCTCGAAGCCCGTTCAGAAGTGGACAAGGATCTTGCAATGCTCAATGGCAATACGGCTCAGTTCCGTTTGTCCGAAGACACTGCATTCTTGGAAGCAATGAACCAAACACAGGCAACGACAATGTTCTATGGCAACCCAGCCACAGAACCAAAGTCCTTCCTTGGATTGGCTGGTCGATACTCAGCCCTTGGAACTGGCGGAAGCGGTAATTCGCAGAATGTTTATTCTGCTGGTGGTACTGGTTCTGACAACACTTCGGTGTTCTTGGTTTGTTGGGGCGACAATACCGTGTATTGCCCATTCCCAAAGGGTTCAAAGGCTGGCTTGATTCACGAAGATCTTGGCGAACAAACCGTGTTTAACAGTGACAATCGCATGCAAGCGTATGCGACTCGTTATCAGTGGAAGAACGGTCTTGTTGTCAAGGACTGGCGCTATGTTGTCCGCATTTGCAACATTGATGTGTCTGATTTGCTTACGCAATCAACTACGCAGACTCAGGCTGCTAGCACAAACATCATTAAGTTGATGGCAAGAGCAATGTATCGCATCCCAAACATGTCAATGGGTCGATGTGCGTTCTACATGAACCGAACAGTTCATTCTGGTATGGCTTTGGCTGCTATGGACAGAAGCCAATATGTGTTGAAAATCAACGAAGGTCTCACTCAGTTCGGTCAACCACACAGTTGGTTGTCATTCTTGGGAGTTCCACTTCGCAAGGTTGACGCCTTGCTCAACACAGAAGCCGTTGTTGCCTAATTCAAGTCTCTAAGAAAGGACAAACAAAATGATTACTGATAATTTTCTACGACTCTCTGGTTCACTTACGGCTGGTTCTGCAACTGGTCAAACTATTACTGCTACAGCAAATTCAACTAATGTTGTTGATCTTTCTCTTGCGCGAGATATTGGCGAAGGCGAAGAATTGTATGTGCAGTTTACTCTTGGACCCGCAAATTGGGGAGCAGGAACAAGCCTTACCCCAACAATTGTTGTTGCTGACGACACTGCACTTACTACAAATGCAGTCACAATTGGTACTGGTGGATTAATTCCTGTTGCAACCCTTGTTGCTGGTTACACATTTGCAGTTCGCTTGAATCCAATTATTGCTTCACTTGGCAGGCGTTATCTTGGTGTAATTTACACGGTTGCTGGTTCTAATTTCACAACTGCAACAATTACAGCAGATATTGTTACTGAAATCCAAGACGGCAAGAAGTATTATGCATCTGGTATCCCAACACTTTCAAACACTTAATTTAAAGGATTATTTATGGCAAGAGTAAAAGCAAAAGTCGTATGTTTCATTGACAACTCACTTCGTAATGAAGGAGATGTTTTTGAATACAACGGTCCAAAAAACACGAATGTCGAAATTATCGACGGGACTGAATTTGAAAAGACCGAAGTTAAAGTGGATGACACTCAAGTTGCAAAACAAAAGTGGACTCCAAAAAACAAGACTGTTGCTTCTCAGGCTGACTAATCTCGTTTGTAAAGATTCATACGAGCGAGGGGAGTCGATGAGAAATCACGGCTCCTCTCGTTTTCATAAGGAGGTTCGATGGCTAGTGTTGTAGACATTTGTAATCTTGCGTTGGCTCATATTGGTGACGATGCAACAGTTTCAAGCATTGATCCTCCTGAAGGTTCCGCACAGTCTGAGCATTGCAAGCGTTTCTATGCAATTGCAAGAGACACAATGCTTCAAATGCATAATTGGAACTTTGCTTCAAAGCGCATCTCGTTGGCTCAAGTTACAAACCCAATAACCGAATGGCTGTATGCATATGCGGCTCCTTCGGATATGTCTGTTGCAGTTTCAATTCTTGCTTCAGATGCTGGTGATGATTACTCGGCTCGTTTCGTTCCAACCGACACGCCATTCTTTCCGCCAGTTGTTGCGGCTGGTCAGTACACACCTCAACCTTATTCAATTGAGGTTGACATTCTTGGCAACAAAGTCATTTACACAAATCAAGAAAGTGCCGTGCTTCGGTATCAGGCTTTAATTGCAGATCCAACAAAGTTTGATGCGTTGTTTGTTCTGTCTTTGAGTTGGCATCTTGCAAGCATGCTTGCAGGTCCAGTCATCAAAGGAGATGCAGGATCTGCTGAAGCAAAGCGTTGCATTCAAATGATGGCTGGATACTTGCAAGCAGCAAAGCAATCCGATTCAAATCAAAGGAACATCAAAGTCGAGCATGTTGTTTCGTGGACAAGCGGACGCTAATGGCAACAACTAGGACATTTAATCGGTCATTTGCTGGCGGCGAATTGTCGCCAGAAATGTTTGGTCGTATTGATGATCAGAAGTTTCAGACTGGCGCTGCAAAGATGCGGAACTTTATTGCATTGCCGCAAGGTCCTGCCGTAAACCGACCAGGGACAAAGTTTGTACGCGCAGTCAAAGACAGCACCAAGAAGACTCGACTCATTCCATTTACATATAGCACCACACAAACAATGGTTCTTGAGTTTGGTCAAGGCTACATTCGATTTCACACGCAAGGCTCAACATTGCTTGTAGGAACTCCAACCGCATTTAGCACAACAAAAACAATTACGGCTGTTACTATTGCTACGGATACCGTGACAAGCAACGCACACGGTTATGTAAACGGAACGCAAATTCGGATTGCAGCCACCACAACAATTCCAGCGGGTTTGTCTGGTTCCACAACCTATTATGTTATTACCGCAACCGCAAACACATTTCAATTTTCTTTGACTGCTGGTGGCGCGGCAATCGACATTACAAGCGTTGGTGCTGGGACAATTACAACGAACAGAGTCTATTCTTTAGGCGATCTTGTAAATTACAGCGGTTTAAATTATTACTGCATTCTTACATCGGTAGGCAACTTGCCAACCAATGTCACATATTGGTATCCAATACCAAGCGATGCATACGAAATCCCTAGTCCATATTTAGAAGCGGATTTGTTTGACATTCATTATGTTCAATCGTCGGATGTAGTAACAATTGTTCATCCAAATTACCCGCCGCGTGAATTGCGACGACTTGGTGCAACACAATGGACTTTAGTTCCTATATCGTTTACTTCAACTGTGTCGGCACCAACAGGTTTGAGTGTTGTTGTTGTTACTCCAGCATCAGCAGCCGCTGACACAAAGACTCCAATGCTTTATGTAGTAACTGCAATTGGAACTGAATTAGTTGATGAATCTGCTGCGTCCACAATTGTCACATCTGCAAACCAAAATATATTTGTTACAGGTGCGTACAATACAATTAGTTGGACTGCATCAGCAGGAGCAACAAGATACAATGTTTACAAATTACAAGGTGGATTGTATGGATACATTGGAAGCACAAGTGGTACAAGCATTATTGATGACAACATTGCGCCAGACCTTGGACAGACTCCACCGATTTACAATAACGATTTTGTGAGTTCTGGAAACTATCCAGGCGCAGTAAGTTATTACCAACAGCGTCGAGTGTTTGCTGGAACAACAAACTATCCACAAAAAATTTGGATGACAAAGTCTGGGACTGAATCAAATTTTAGTTACGGGCTTCCGCTTAAAGACGAAGACAGAATTGAATTTCAAGTTGCTGCGCGTGAAGCAAACACCATTAGACATGTTGTTCCATTAACGCAATTGTTACTGTTAACTGGATCGGCTGAATGGAGAGTAACAAGCGTTAATTCTGATGCAATTACACCAACCACAATTTCTGTTTCTCCGCAGTCGTACATTGGCGCAAACAATGTGCAACCGTCAATTGTCAATAACAGCATGGTCTATTGCGCGGCGCGTGGCGGTCACATTCGTGAACTTGGATATTCATGGCAGTCTAATGGGTACATCACAGGTGATTTGTCTCTTCGGGCAGCGCACTTGTTTGACAATTATCTAATTTCTGATATGTGTTATAGCAAGTCACCGCATCCAATTGTTTGGTTTATTTCATCGACTGGTCTGTTGCTAGGATTGACTTATGTCCCTGAGCAACAAATTGGTGCTTGGCATCAGCATGACACGGACGGCACATTTGAAAGTTGTGCAAGTGTTGCTGAAGGAGCAGAAGACCATGTGTATGTCGTTGCGAAGCGAACAATTAATGGCAACTCTGTTCGATATGTTGAGCGGATGTCATCAAATGCATTTGACTCTCTTGAAGATTGTTTCTTCGTGGATTCAGGTTTGACATATGACGGGAACAACACGACTGCAACAACTGTGACGGTGGCAGGTGGAACTCTTTGGGGACCAACTGAATTACTGACAATAACGGCATCGACTCCAATCTTTGCGTTTCCTGCAACAACAGATGTCGGCGACGCGTTTGTATTTACGGCAACTGACGGAACAAAGTACAGGTTAACAATTGAGAGTTGCACATCAACGACCGTAGTTCAGGCTCGACCTGACAAGGTTCTAGCGGTGGCGTTTAGAAATGTTGCTACAACAAGTTATGGATTTGCTCGTAATACTTTGTCTGGATTTTCACACTTGGAAGGCAAGACCGTTTCTATATTGGCTGACGGAGCCGTGTTGCCACAAGAAGTGGTTGTCGGCGGCTCAATCTCAATTGACCGAGCGGCAGTCAAGATACATGTTGGCTTGCAATACTTCAGCGACTTGCAGACCTTGCCACTAGCAATAAACATCGAAGCCTTTGGTCAGGGTCGAGTCAAGAACATTAATCAGGCTTGGGTTCGAGTGTTTCAATCAAGCGGTCTGTTTGTTGGACCTACCGCTGACAAGTTGACCGAAGCCAAGATGAGAACGAACGAACCATATGGGTCACCGCCATCGTTGCGTTCGGACGAGATCAATGTCAACATCACACCGACATGGGCGCAAGGCGGTCAGATCTACATTCGTCAGGCTGATCCACTTCCATTGACGATTGTCGGGGTAACCATTGAAGCGGTGGTAGGAGCATAAACATGTCGCAACTCAGTTTTACACAATGGAATTCTCAAATTCATACGGACTATGCCGCTGGTGCAGTCAACTTTAATCAGGCTGGAATGGATGTATTAAATCCTCCTGCTAGCGGTGGTATGGATGCCGCTGGAGCGTTTCAGATGGCTGGCGGAATCATGGCGATCTTTGGCGCGGCAAACAGCGCCATTGGAACTTTCTACCAAGCACAAAGCGCACAGAATCAACTGAAGGTTCAGGCTCAGAACGAACGCTTCCAGTCGCAGATGTCTGCCATCAACGCCAAGAGCGCCGAGTTTAGCGCTCAACAGAGCCTCTTGGCTGGCGAGAAGCAGATTGGGCAGTACACAATGAGGGCTGGTCAACAGAAGTCGTCAGCGGTCGCCTCAATGGCTGCAAGAGGCATTCAAGGTGGAGTCGGATCTGCCAAGGAAGTCATTGGCAGTATGGACATTATCAAGGAAATCGACAGGCTGACGATGTCCGCAAGCAATGTCCGTCAGGCTGAGGCAATCAGAACTCAAGCAATGAACTACCGCAACCAATCCATTATGTCCGGTCTGTCAGCCGACAACCTTAACACTAGCGCAGGAACAATTTACCCAGGGCTTGGCATGGCGACCAGCCTGATTGGAAGCGCAACAGACATTGGTGGAAACTGGGCAAGAGACAACAGGCTTGAACAGTTACTTCTCGCACAGTCAACCAAGAGATTCTAAATGCCAACAGTACCAACATCCTTTGTCCCTCAAGTTTCTCCACAGGGTGATGGAGGAATAGTTCCACTTCAGGCTCCTCCAGTTGAGGGTGTACGCAACGCATTGCCAGAACAACAGATTCGGTTTGGCGAGGCAATGAGAAGCGCTGGGAATGTTTCTTTTCGGATTGGTCAGCAGTTGCAGGATTCAATTGACGAGGCGGCTGCAAAGGCTGCCGATGTGGAACTATCACAGTTCTCAAATAACATTCTTCGTGGCAAGGATGGATATCTCGGTCTTCAGGGTAAAGACGCGGACACAAGATACGAAGAAACAAACAGCGCAATTCTTTCTGCCGCAAATGGCATTCAGTCAAGACTAAAAAACAAGACTCAGATTGAACTGTTTAATCAATCTGCATCTCGAAACATTGTTCAGTTTCAGGGTCAGATGGGCGCACATTGGAACAATGAAGTTCCTAAATACTTGGCGATGGAATCGAACGCCCGTGCAATTCAATCGAGTCAAGACGCAATAAATTCGTATTCATTTTCAGAAGCAGGATATGTAGAAAGTACTGCAAAGGCTGAAGCGGAAACTGCAAAGGGATTGTCTCATCTTGGAATCTATAAGGGATCTGCTCAATATGAACAGTCAATGAAAAAGGTGCGTTCTGGAATTACGGCTGGAGTTGTCAGCAGATTAATGGATGAAAATTCTTATCAAGATGGTTTGTATTATTTAGAAGAGCAAAACAAGTCAAAGTTGATTGACGAGCCAACATATCAATCGTTGCGTTCTGGATTGATTGCAAACAGAGATCGGCAGATGCGTATTGAATTAACTTATGCCATTAGGAATGGCTATCCACTTACAACACCTTCTGGAACTGGAAACTATTCGACTCCAGTTGTTGGAGGAGAGATTGTAAGTTTTAGCGAAAATGAATATTCCACCAAAGACGGAAAAAAGGTTTTATCAGGATTGACATTAGAAGTCGGTTCTGGGACTCAAATTAGATCCCCTGGCAGATCTACAGTAGAAGATTACAAAGAGGGAGATAGCACCGTTACCCTTAGAAATGAAGATGGAACTCAATTTCACTTCCAAGGAATTGTCCCTTTAAACATAAAGCAGGGAGACAAAATTGCCCGTAACCAAATTATTGGTGTGGCAATGGATGATAAAGAAAATCCTGGAAAAGCAAATCTTACATATTCATTTACAAAAGATGGAAAATTAAAAGATCCGCAAAATGCAAATGTTCTTGTAGGTAATGTAGATGTGCCAAAAACAAATACACTTGAAGATCAACTTGCTCGTGCAAAGCAAATTCCAAATTTAGAAATGAGAAACCAAGTTGAATTGTCACTTAGGCAGGAGCATGAACAAGATGTTGCTGACTTTAACAAAGCGTACAATGAAAATAAACTTGCGATTTACAACATGGATGCTGCTGGAGTTTTGCCAAACCAAGAAAATGAGTTTGAAAAAAGGTTTGCATTTCTAACTCCAGATGATCGACAAAAATTTAATGCGCCAAAAAATGCTCAAAAACAAGAACAAGCGTCTTTAAACGCAGAATATGAAATTACTGCGGCTGGAGGTCCAACCCCAGAATTGTTGGAGAAGTATTCAAGTGACTTGACAGGTCCAAAACTGATTGCTTATATGAAGCAAATGCAAACTGTAAGATCATCGTCAGCATCTTTTGATCAAGAGAAATTTGGTTTGCTGCTTCGTCAAAATGGACTTGCTGCGTATGCGAATCCCAAAGAAGACGACAAATTAAAAGCATTGCAAATGCGCGACGCTGTTAATACCGAAATTCAAAGGCAAATGGATTTTACGGGGAAAGAGCCTTCTAATGAAGAAAAGCAAAGAATTATGATGGGTGTTATTAAGGATGAATCTTATATTTCTCGATTTTTCACAGATCCAAAAGTTCCAACTTCTTCACTAACAGCAAAAGAGAGAAAAGATGCATACAAAATTGTAAATGGGACTGAAATCCCTATTGGAATTTACGACCAACTAGGTTCTAGGCTTATAACAGCGCAAATTGATAACGAGGTTAAGAAAGCAATTGAAGCAGCAGAGCAATCCAAAAAAGAAGACATGCCTGATGAAAAATGGGAAGCAATTAAGGAAGCCATTAGGATAAAAATTATTAAGGATAATGCAATGAAAAAACCTACAGATAAAGACATTTTGGATGTATTTAATAAATTAAAGAAATAAAATGATTGAACAACCAGAAACTCAAAACAATGTTTTAACTTCTTCTGTATCCCAAAATCCAGTTGCAAGTGAACTTGATGGTGATGCAATTGACAGTGCTGTACAAGAT